CCCTGAGGACTTTAAAGAGCTTGATATTTCATCAATTACCAGCAAAGGTAAGATTGATAAGAAATTAATCAAGCAGTTTCGGGAATATGTACACAATCGTGTAGTAGACCCGGAAACCGGTTTCAAAGTCGCTGGAACTCCAGACTTTATCAAGTATGGAGTCCGGCCTCACGCCAAAAGTTCCACCAGTGGGCCCAATGGTGAATTAAAACTTAAGACAGCTTCTTTCGAAGCTTCTTGCATGTTAGTTTCCAACCAACATGATAGTTTTAAGGCGCTGTGTTCACTTACTGGTAACATACCGTTTTACGAGTATGTTAAAAGAATTGGCGAACGGTACCAACTTGAATATGAGAAAGAAATTTCAGAGTATTCTAAGTTGAAACCTTCGGATCGTCCGAGGGAACGAGAAATTCGCGGTCCCAAGGGCCTCAGGAGTAAGGTAAATTCTGATCGTAAAAGAGAAGAATTCCTTAAACGAGAGTTAGCCAGAAGGCTTGGTAAAGAAAATCTTAAGATTGTTAAAACTTTGCTTAAGGCCAAGCCTGTCAAGGATAAAAAGGCTACGGATAACATTGTTACCGTTAAACCAGCTGTGTATAAGTATATGGATCCCCGTAAGGGTGATCTACGTACACTTACTAGCATCCGAGACACTGGTAATAAGTCACGTACAGTCGCCATTGTCGACGTATGGACCCAGCTCTTACTGACACCTTTTGAGAACAAAGTAATACTTTGTCTCAATAGTATGTTCGGAGATGTTTCTTCTTTTCACAATCACCAACGTGGTTGGGGAAAGTTCAAGAAGCATATCAGGCACGGTATAAGATCTATCGATCTTACTGCCTGGACTGATCACTTGTCCGCCGATTTACAACAAATTGTTGTGTCGGAACTCTTCAACGATGATTTCGCAAGAGAGTGGAGAAGCTTGGTTGTCGACTGTGATTGGTTTTCCAAATCAGTCGATGGCCCTATCAGATATGGTAAGGGGCAGGGAATGGGTACTAAAGGCTC